GTGTGTCCAACACTGTCGTACAGGTCTTCGGTGTAATCGGCCTCGTTCTCGTAAAGGTCGAAAAGAAGTTCGAGTACGAAGTTTCTAATGTCGCTCTGCTCTTCGGAGGAAAGTTTCTCATACCCCTTTTGGAACTTGTATCCGATGTAATATCCGTGCACGGCCTCATCACGAACGATCAAACGAATAATATCTGCGGTGTTCGTAAGTTTGGAGCGGCTGGACAGATAGAACGGCCAGAAGAATCCTGAATAGAAGAGGAACGACTCAAGAAGCGTGGATGCTGCTTTACGCTTGAGCGGGCTGTTGCCATCGTAATAATTGAGAATAATTTCTGCCTTCTTTTGGAGGAAGGGATTCTCTTCGGACCAACGGAAAGCATCCTCAATTTCCTCGCTAGAACACAGTGTAGAGAAAATTGTAGAATAAGATTTAGCGTGCACCGACTCCATAAAGGAAATGTTGGTATATACCGACTCTTCATGCGGGGTGAGCGAGTCTGGAATAAGACTAACTGCTCCCACAGTACCTTGGATGGTATCCAGAAGGGTAAGACCAGTAAATACTTTCTTGGTCAATTCCTTCTCAGCATCGGTCAAATTTCCCCAAGATTGTAGGTCATTTGAGACTGGAATCTTCTCAGGCACCCAAAAGTTGTTGACAAGTCGGTTCCACACCTCTAAGTCAATAGGGTCTTCGATTTTGTTCCAGTTAACTGGTCTTACTAAATGACTCATTTTTGTAGTCTTCAAGTCCTTCCATCGTTTCAAAGGGGGTGGGGTCATCTATTCCTGTTAGAAGGTAGGCGACCCCATCCACTGTGCGAGTATACATGACGGGTGTCACTCGGTCAATCCCCGATCGTCATTGCAATATTTACATTTATCGCTGATTTTGTTCATATTAGTGTGGTATCTAGTATGTGCGCTACGTCGAGAAGATGGCATGGGTTTTCCTTTGGTCTTCTCTGACATAATTCTTCTTTCTTCGTCTGTATATACTTTACCAAAATTAGGATTTTTACTACCTAATTTTGCTTCTCTACACTTCTGTTTGGTTTCTTCTGATCGTTTTATTCCGTATGCTGGATGATCTGGGCCAAATTTACCAAAATTAGGATTTTTCTCACCAGTCAGTGACCCTTTTCGTTGTTTTGACCATAATTCTCTGGTTTCCTTAGAGGGCACCCATCCGTACATCGGGTGGGCGGGTCCTGTTACACCTGCAAATGGTCCTTTTCGGCCTTTCTGTGCTTTCGACATTTTTTCTTTATCTTTATCTGTAAACACATATCCAGTAATTCCTGTCCCACCGTCTGACACATTCAACAGTCTATGACCAGTTTCACGCAAAGTGGCAATCCAAAATTGTTCTCTAAATGAGAGAAATTTTAGATCATCCTCTGGACATTCTTCTAACGTATCAATTACTAGATTTAATCTATTTGAAGGCTTTCTCATCCAATCATACACCGGATATTTCTTGCCTCTATCTGCGAGTTTAAGGTGCCGATATAGTCGGTATGACACACCCTTAGTGGTCATACCGACATATCTGTACTCATATGTATTTCGCACTCGTAGTGCGTATATGTGCCATGTCATGTGATAATTATATCACAGTGCACAACTTACGCACTCTTCGACGGAAGTCCCCGCAAGTGCAAGTTGACGAATACGTGCGTAGTAGATCGTCTTGATGCCCTTCTTCCAGGCGTAGATGTACGCACGGTTGAAGTCTCGTGTTGTTGCAGAATCCTTGAAGAACAGAGTAAGGCTGAGACCCTGATCTACGTGCTGAGTAGCCTCTGCATAAACATCAATGATCTTCTCAGGACCAACTTCATACGCATCTTGGAAGTAGTCTGAGTTTTCGTCGTTAAGGTATGGAGCCGGGTAATATACTCGACCGATCTTACCCTCTTTACGAATCTCGACCTTCGCTGCGATAGGGTGAATCGATGATGATGAGTTGTTGATGTATGAAATAGAGCCTGTTGGCGGAATAGCCTGTAGATTCTGGTTGTAGATTCCATACTTCTGCACGTTGGCTGAAAGGTCTGCCCAATCATTGTGAGAAGGAATCTTCACTCCGTAGGAGTTGAAAATTTCCTTAACCTTCTCAGTCTTTGGCTCCCACTTTCTGTCTAGGTACTTCTTGAAGAATTCTCCTGAGGCATATGTAGACTTATCAAATCCTGCGAATGCAACACCCGTCTCTTGTGCAATTTTGTTTGATGCACGGAGCGCATGGTAGAGCACAGTGTAGAAGTACATGTTGGTAAAATCTAGAGATTCTTCCGAACCGTAGTACATGTGCTCCTTACCAAAGAATGAGGCAAGATTCATCTGACCAAGGCCAATGGCATGTCCCTCATCGTTGGCACGCTTGAGCGTAGGCACCGACTCAATGTTACTCATGTCGGAGACGGCTGTCAAGGCACGAATGGCGGTCTCAATAGTTGCTCCGAGATTTCCACCTTCCATTGCCTTTGCTACGTTCATGGAGCCAAGGTTGCAGGAAATGTCCTTACCTACGAACTCATATGAAAGATCAGCATTAATCTTGGAAGGTGTGTTAACCTGTAGAATCTCCGAGCAAAGATTCGACATGTTGATTCGACCGTCAACAGGATTTGCTCTATTCACCGTATCCTCGAACATGAGGTACGGGTAACCAGATTCAGCGCTTACCTCAGCAATTGTCTGGAAGAACTTACGTGCACTTACCTTAGACTTGCGGATTCGCTCGTCTTCTACAAGTTCACGGTACTTCTCGCTAATGGAGATTTGGCTCATTGGCACACCATAAACACGTTCAATGTCATATGGTGAGAATAGGTACATATCCTCGTTGTTCTTGGCAAGATCAAAAGCAATGTCTGGGACGACGATGCCGAGAGAAAGCGTCTTGATACGAATTTTCTCATCAGCATTTTCGCGCTTGGTGTCAAGGAATTTCATGATATCTGGGTGATTTGCGTGGAGGTATACAGCACCCGCTCCCGCACGCTGACCGAGTTGGTTGATCCATGAGAAGGAATCCTCAAGAACCTTCATGAATGGGACAACACCGCTGGACATATTTTCCATCTTCTTAATCGGAGCACCCTGTTCACGGATATCCGTAAGAAGAAGTGCCACTCCGCCGCCGCGCTTAGCAAGTTGCATCGCTGAGTTGATGGAACGTCCAATAGCCTCTAGATTGTCCTGTACGGCAAGGAGGAAGCATGAAACCAGTTCTCCGCGTTGCTTACGTCCCGAGTTGAGGAATGTAGGTGTAGCAGGCTGGTAGCGGCCTGTAATAATCTCATCTACGAGATTAGTGGCAAGTTCTGTATCTCCGCGCCCAAGATATAGCGCAGTAGCAACTACTCGATCCTCAAAACGCTCTAGGAATGTCTTACCGTCGAATGTCTTGAGTGCGTATGAGGTGTAGAACTTGTATGCCCCCATGAATGTCTCAAAGCGGTACTTGTAGGCATATGCTTGCTTATACGTGCTTTTGATGAACTCAAAATCGTACTTCTCAAGGAATTCAGATTCGTAGTAATCATTGGTGATGAAGTAGTCAAGTTTCTCCGCGAGAGAGCCGAAGTACATAGTACGTGGATTCACGTCTTGCAGGAAGTATTGACGTGCTGCTTCCTTGTCGTATTCCAGTTGAAGTTTGCCCTCTGGGGAGAAGAGGTTAATCATTGCATTGAGGTCATGAGGACTTTGCTCAAGAACCTTAGTAGACATTAAGGGGTATCTCCTTTTTAAAGAATTCTAGTAGACCTTCTCGTACCGAGAGAACATCGTCAGGTGTCCCCAAAAGTTCAAAGCGATAGAGGTACGGAATATTTAACTTTCGTGCGATTTGGTCTCCGGCCACACAGAAATGTGCTCCGAAATTGGTATTTCCTGCCGCAACCACACCAAGAGCAAGGTTACGGTTATTTTCATCGTTGAGGAATTTCTTTACCTGGACAGGAACAGCCCCTTTTGCGGACCCTCCGCCGTACGTTGGGGTAATCAAGACATACGGCTCGGAAACGAAAAGAGGCTGATCTTTAGCATATACAGGAATTTGTAAGGCTGGAAGGTTTACTTTCTCAACGAACCGCTTAGTATTGTTGCTGACGTTCGAAAAGTAAACAATCATGCGAGGCTACGAGCCGCCGCACTGATGCCCTCGGGATTAAATCCAGACCATGAGGTTACGGTACCATCTTCGTGCTGAATTTCCACGTACGGAGCAGACTGTGCTCCCTGGGAGATAACGTAATCAAAGGCTGTTTGATCTAGTGAAATGTCAACTTTATCGTAGGCTAGGCCCTTTTTGTCTAGTGCGCGGTAGGTTGCATCACACTGTGTGCATGCTGGCTTAGAGTAAACTGTGATGGTCAAAATAGTTCCAATCTGAATGAGTGAATTTACATGTTAGCACACATCAAATGTCTCTGCGATGGTCCACTGCGAACTTCCAAGCATCAGCCCAAAGTTCTGCATTTTTCTCGTAGGTGTAGTGCTCTTTAATCAATTTACGGTAACGATTTGCGGTGGCTGTGGTCTTTCTAGGGTTATTGAGATAACCTAGGATTGCCTTCTCCCACTCGCTCTTCGTAGATGCTATCACACCAAGACCTTCCTTGGCAAACTGCACATATTCTGCACTAGGTGAGGCTACGAATGGAATACCAAGAGCAGCCATTTCCATACCTTTAAGGTGTGACTTGGACCTGTTGAACTCATTGTCTTCTAGTGGAACGATTCCAACACTAATGTGGTTCAACATCGTTTGGTAATACTTATCAATATCTACCCAGCCGGTAGGGTTGACCTTTGAATACTCAATTCCTAGTGCCTCGGAAACTCCCCACCCGTCACCAACGACATTGAACGTTGCGTCGGTTTTCTTGAGAATTGTTGAAATGGCTCCTTGTGTTTGTTGCAAGTCAAGGCCGTGGGTACCGATAGTTCCTGTCCAACCCAGGCTGCGCTTAACAAAAGAAGGTTGTGCAGTTAGATCAAAAATACTTTCTGGGACGTAATTAGGAATAACAGCGCGTCTGCCTTCTGTACCATTCTTAAGTAGCGCTGGGGTTGAGACCGTAAGTACGTCAGCAAGTGCACAGGTGCGCTCCAACCACAAATAGTTCGAATCTGGATTGTATTTAGGGTGCGTGTCTTTGTATGCAACGTTGTGCTTTGGCACTGAGTGGAAATCATCATCCAACTCTACAACTACAGCAATTCCTTGCTTTTTTGCCTGCAAGATGGTGTAGTACATTGAAGACCGGAGCGGACGTTGAATGATAATAAGGTCTGCATCTGTTTTTACTTCTGTAATGTCATAGATGCCCTTTTCCGGGTAGTGCGTACCTTCAACATCTACTGCATCTGCTACTGTGATATCCCAGTCTGTAAGATCACGCACCACCCGCGCAGGGTGCTCAATTCGATAATTGGCACACCCTCCGCTGTCGGCTTTTAGTGCTAAGACTTTCATAGTGGCTGCAACTCCACGGAAAGCGTTTCCTCATCCCAATCGAAGACATGATTATCGAGAAGTTGCGCAATCTTGTTGTAGAGTTCTGCATTTTCCACTGCGGTAAGTCTCGAAACATCATTTGGATCGTCCTCAAAGATTTCTGCCTCGTACTCTACTGAGATATTTAGGCGGAATCTCTGGGTGTCAGTCATTCGGGGTATTTCCTTTCAAATCTTCAAGTTCAATTAGTGCTTCATTAAGCAACACAAGCAGCGGAGAATCTTCTCCGTAGTAACGCTCGATACCTGCTAGTTGTGCGTCCGTATTGTGCTTGAGTGCCACATACGAAAGTGCAGAGCGTAGGGCAAGGTCAATCTTCTCTAGATCAGCCATCACAGGCCCTTCTCTGCCAACTCTACCAGGAGAGCGGCGTAGCCTGCAAGATCGACGTACGTGTCCCTCTTGTAGCCCTCAGAGGCTCGTGCAAGTTTCAGTCCGATCATGGCAAGCGCTACCTCAGATGGAGAGAATTCTCTGCCCAGAAGAACTTTCCAGATATCTGCAATGCGCTGGAAGTTCACCTCCGGTGCTCCGTAATCCTTCTCACGGTCTCCGGTGATGAGTGCGGCAGCCTCAGCAAGTGCCTTTACTCGCTCCGGATCGTCCGGTGGAATGAAAATGTTACTATTTGGGCTGGGAACACCTATCAGTGGTGATTTTATTTCTGTTGATGAAATAGAAATATTGTCTTTCTCAGCGTCGTACTCGTATTTAGGCACAACAATCCTTTCGTCGTTGTCTCCATTGTAGCGTACGAACACTGTAGATGCAAGTAAGGCCGCATTTCTGCGGCCTTAACTCAGAGTAGTTCTAGACTCCCGATATCGAGTCCATTTTCATTGACTTGGAATACTAGTAGACCTGGCTCGGATTGCTCTCCGCTAAGGTTGGTGTACCACGAACTACCGTTGTCAAGCGTTGGCGCTTGAATGTGGTATTTCGTTCGTCCTGTGCCAATGTGGGTACCAGTCTGGCGCATGAGGAAGTGGTGGAAGTGTCCAGTAAGCAGAATTTCCGCCTCGTGAAGAATCGCACCGTGAACCTGGGACGCCCACCAATCTGGGATAGTATTGGGGTTAGACTTCTGGTGTCCATGTGCAAGGCCAATCTTGGTACCCTCAACATCAATAACTAGTGCCTCAGAATACTTGTCAGCAGGGTAGTTGAAGTTGACGTGTTCATATGCAGCAGGGTTGGCATTGTAAATTTTTTCGATCTGCCGAGTAATGAATACACCCCAGTCATCGCCAGGACGGCCAATGAGGTTCTTCCCCCTACGCAACTGGCAGTGATTTGAAGGAACAACACTGACAGTAACCTCTGGGTATGCACTAGCAAGAATGCCAATCATATTTTCTTCTAGAGTACCCTCTAGGTCAATCTGATCGATGAGAGTTAGGTCATTAGTGCCTAGTTGTGCTCCGGTGTTCTCAATATTCTCAACAGAATCACCAAGGTTGACAAAGTGACCGCTGTTGGCTGGGCGGCGGAGAATGTAGTCTCGTAGTTTGTCCTTCTTCTGGAAGATACGAGCAACTAGTTCTTCTGTGCCACCGAGACGATCAACTTTACCTGTTTGCGGGTCTGCCCACACAACTACAGTGCCAACTCGACCATTGCTAGGGCGGTCTACCTTGAGTTTCGTGCGTAGACGTTCCGCTGAGGCAATAAGTGCTGGGAGGTCAATCTTCTGCTCTTCTTTTTCAAGAGTAAAAGAAATCTTACGAGAAGATAGTTTACGAGGACCATCGGCACTGTTGACTTCCCACTCAGAAATGTGCTGGGAAGTGATGTTTACCTTACTAGGATCAATTCCTCGACTAGTGAAGAACTCGTCTAGATTGGTGTCAGCAGAAATCTCCGCTGAACCTTTCTCACCTTTAAGGTCAAGAGTTGTCTTGTTGTTGGAGACAACAGCAACCTCAGTTGTAGGGGTATCTCCTGCGTCTAAGTGCTTTAAGTGTCTTTGTACGGAAGATTTACCTACTCCGTATTTCTTAGCCATCTCACGTTGGGAGAGGCCAGGCTCCGTGCCTACACCCTTAAGGCATAGTTTACAGCCATTGTTGTACAGCATATTTCATTCCGTCCTTTCAGGCACCAAAGTGCCGATGCCCAGCAATCCTACCACATCAGTTGGCGTATGTCCACAATTCGAACTGCACACTGGTGCCCATCTCTACGTCCTGCATGAGTCCACGCACGTCTGTGAGGTCCAGACCGCCGATTCCACAGCCGATCTGGGGCAGGGCGATGCGATCTAGCCCCATGCCCTCTGCGTGCGCCACAGAGGCACGTAGGCCGTCCTCTAGCCACTCTAGGCGGGCATTCTTTCCGGGTCGATCCTGGGAGGCGATGTTGTAGACGATGAAATTGGGTGAGTGGTAGAGGAATACTTCACCAGGGTTGAGAGACCCAGACGCACACAGGGCAGCATACTGTCGGTACATCTCAGGGAAGAGTGTACGGAATTGTACTGCAATGCCCGCTCCCATCAATCCATCAACGTTTACTCCATGTCCAATGGCAGGAGCGTCGGATGTGAACAGATTTCCAGTCTTCTCAATCATTTGAGTCCTTTCGTCATTAACAAGAAAAGGGAGCCTTTCGACTCCCTTTTCTCAGTGCCTACGGTGAGGCTTGGTGGATGCTACGTACACCCTTGTTGGAACTGTAGGTGTAATATTGAGTACAAGCCTGGCATCCTTGATGGACTTGTCACCCTTGATCTGGTTACACTTGAAACAACACGCTACGGTGTTCTCCCACGTGTTTCCACCACCCTTAGATTGTGGGTGGATGTGGTCAACGGTATCTGCTGGCTTCCCACAGTAGCCGCATCGGTGACCGTCTCGCTTCAACACTCCTGCCTTGGACCAAGGCTGAGCGCCGTAGCGAAGAGGCACCTTCACGTAGTGAAGAAGCCTAATTACTAGAGGCCAGGGGAAATGTCCATTCTTGTGACGGACAAGCCGCTCAGGGTCCGCCTCTTCGACTACGGCGTCACCGCGAAGAACGAGCGCAAGAGCACGCCCCAACTTGGTAGCACCAAGTGGCTCATATGAAGCGTTAAGAACGTTAACGCTTACCGCTGCTGTTGTCATGTCTCGTCCTCCTTTCGATTTAGCCGGTCGAGACCTGCGAGGAAGGTGTCTTCCTCCATGTAAAAAGGATCAGGGTTGTGACGTGTTGCTGTAGAGGCATTCACAACAATTTGACCTAGACGGTAGTCTGGGTGTGCGTGCCAATATTCACGTAAAGCGTCAAGAACTTCATCAATTCTGTCAGCACTGCGTGGTGGTGAGTTGAACAAATCGAAGCCCATAATGATCCTTTCTTGGGATTATACCAAATTCAGTCCTTGAGTTTGGCAAGATAAGTATTACTGATTGCCTTGAATCCGTCTCGTGCACCGAGGAATTCTTGTGGTGTTCCACAGTGCCATACGATACCTTCTGCGCGGCGATCAGGAGAGATAGCAGACTTGATTCCGTCTGCCTGTTCTACGATAGACTCTACCGTACTTGGTAGGTCTAGGTCAAGTGTGGGGACACGAATCGCTGCCAGCGGCTCAGGCCACTCGTCATAGGTAACTAGCGTGCCCTTGGTGAACAGGTTGAAGGCCCTGAACTCTACATTCTTTCGTCCAAGCGGATTACTTTGAATGCCAGGTCCGAATAGTTCTCCTTGAATTGCATATCCTTCTGGAAGGATATTGATAAGATCAAGTTCAACTGCAATCTTAGATCGGAGAAGTTCGGGGTTTACATCAAGTTCCCAGTTGCGGGTAGCAATTCGTAGCCTTCCACCATCATTGATGTATGTGGTTGAGGTTCCGTCAATCTTCTCTGTGGCTATCCACGAAAGAGCATTGATCTTATCTATGAATGCACCAAGATTTTGGATACGCTCGGCATCTGACTTAATGGCCCATTCGTGCGGATACTGACCAATGAAACCCTCACCGTCCAGAGGCACAGGCTTCTCGTACTTCTCGATTTCCGGTAGACCATCAGTAAACTGGTCGGCTGGGAGAACGAGACCCTGAGAGATTTGTCCGCGAAGTCGAATCGTGCGTAGAACGTGAACGCTCTTTCCGTCGAGAATCTTCACACCGCGAGGCTCTAGAAAAGAAAATCTCGGGTCTTCAAGAGGAAGAGCCGAGTCGATTTCGAAGTAGACAACCGGGTCGCCCACAGAAAATTCGCCCTTCCGCACTACCACGCTCCACCCCTTAACTTGGGCTGTTTCAATGGCGTCTGCGCCCTCAATGGGGCGTAGTGCAGAGATTGTGTCAAATGATGCTAATTGACGCTCCATTGTATGTCCTTTCGTCGTTTATATTACGTGCCCCAGACAGGATTCGAACCCGCATGCATCCAGTTACCGTTTCAACAGGGTAGAAACCTGAGCGGATACTGAGGCAAGATGGCTCGTGTATGGGTTAAGGATACGCGAACCACCGAGAACCGATACCGGGAATCGAACCCGCAAGGTATAAACGCTTTTGCAGAGCGCCGCCGAGAAGCCACTCGACACGTATCGGCAGGGCCTTTGGCGCAGACACGCGCCAAAGGGTCAATCTACAAGTTCTTCTGGTGTCTCAGTTACAAACTCTATGATACCACGGACATGCTCTGGTGTCAAGCCCATGTGGGTAATTGGAGTTACCACATGGAATTTGGTACCTTCAATGTCATCTTCAAGATGCTCAAGTTTCACACCATACGCATTGTGGTCATCATCCAACCAGACTACACGATCTACCGGACTACTGGCAAGGTCTTTGTACAATTCCCTGCGCTTCCACCAATTAGTATTGGTGTCCCAGCGGCCTGGGTAGTTGTCTCGGGTGTCGATTACTCGCCATTTATCTCCGTCTAGGCCCAATGCTGGGCAAAGATCAACTACGGCGTGCTTCTGCCAAGTTGTGAGCCAAACCATCTCAACGTCAGGTAATTCGGCCAACTCTTCTAGAGCACGAAGAAGTTGCGGAGAATACGTGATCATGTAGCCTAGTACGATTTTCTGGTCCCAGTCTTCCCATGTCTCAGGAAGAGGGCTGCCAGGAAAAGCGTTGATTACTCCGTCTACGTCTACGTATACCCTAGTCCTTGCCATTCACAGACCCCACAGGGATGAGAAGGCCAAGAAGAGCAACTACGAGAACCGTGGGCCACCAGCCAAGGGCAGGAACCCAAGGGAGGTATGAGTGCACGGCACCAAGCAGAAGCATCACGGGCCAGAATAGAATCGCAGCACGTAGTGCTGTCAGGAATAGTAGCGCAAAAGGAAGCGCTAGGAAGGCTAGTAGTACCATGTCGTTACCTCTTTCTGTCTTGTACAGCGTAGCACATGAGTGCTGAACATGCAACTAGGGGCTGCACTTTCGCACAGCCCCTAGTCATCGATCATCGACCGTCAGGCCAGACTTCTGCAATAGCATCATCTAGAGCAAATCCGTATTCGGAGACGAGTTGAGCACACACCTCATCTGGTGACTCATCTTCTTCTACTTCTAGTTCCGCTCGGATGCGACCATCAGGGTCGTGAGGCCACATCTCATCTGAGTCTGCCGAGTAACCAGACTCGGACTCGTAGTCCTCATCGTCATAGTCGTCATCGTCCCAGTCATTGTCTGTGTCGTAGACGGTACTGGTGGAGTATGCTACATCAGTTGCAGAGACTACCTTGTAGCGAGAAACACGGAGTTTCTGGTATTCGCAGTCATTCGGAACGCTTACCACGTCACGTGGGTTGATGCGAACCTCTAGAACACGGCCATGCGCAAAACCTGATGCATATGACCATGTTCCTGCGTGGAGACCAGTTGAACAACCAACCCCGGTGTTCGCATCAACGTCAGATCGAGCCATAGAAATAACAGCACCGTCTGGGTTAGGTACATAGCCATTAACAGGTTCGTTGTTGACAAACGCTGGGCCAGCGTGGATCGATAGACTCTCACCGTCAGGACCAACCTTCACACCCTTGTAGGCAACGAAGTCACCATCCTCAGCAATTGTGAGGTTTGTACGTGTGATCCACTCGTAAAGGCTGTTTTGTGATTCCTTTGACGGGTTCGTGGCTAGTTTCTCAAGGAAGGCTACAAGAGGCTTCCAGCCGCGCTCATCACCCTCACGAACAAGGTTCACGATGTGAGTGCTAAGTGCGGAGTTGACTTCCTCCCCATCGAAGAGAAGGCGAGAGCCTGAGACCATCACACGCTCCGAGACTGAGGTAAGAGACTCAGCAGCGGTGCCTAGAAGATCGACTAGGCGTCGAAGGTTATCCTCATCCACGTCAGAAGGATCAACACCAATGAGTTCATTGAGAATTTCCTTGAAGTTAGCGTGAGACGAGTCAACGGTTTCAATTGTTCCATCGGAGAAAATAACGTTGAGAACTTGGCCTCGCTGGTCTCCGATAAGAGAATAAAGCGTCATTTGTCGTTAGTCCTTCTTTGTTGTTTCGTAAACGGCGTTTACGTAGATCACGGCGTGATCCATGTGGTGAATAAACGGAGAAGTCATCATGTATCCGCTGTCAATTTGCAGTCCAGGGTAGCGCTTGTCAAGTGTAGCCAAGCCCTTAGTAGCAATACGCCCCTGGTTAGTGAGTGGAATTCGGATACCCACCTTCCCAAGCCTAGCATACTTCTCGCCAATGTCAAACCACTTGACGAAGTTCTTGCAAATCTCTAGCAGTTCTGAGTCAAGTACATTCGAATCGATAAAGTGCTGGAACATCTTCTTAAGTCCAGTTTTGTACCTGTACTCATTGTACACGTCAACCGCAATTTGATCTTCTTGTGGAATGTCCTTAAGCATCTTTTGGTGTGCCTCATACAGCACCTTACCAAAATCTTCCACCGGACGACCAATGCGAGACTCTAGGGCCTCAGGCTTACGGCTCTTACGAAGGTAGACAAATGTGGTGTCCTTCTCCATACCTAGAATGTTAAGTGCCGTTACTAGACCATTACGGTCATCTTCCGTACCTGATCCGGTAAGAGACAGGGTACGTAGGCCATCAAGGATACGCATATCTGAATTGAATCGGTACGTATTGTGAGACTTTAGTTCGTCAGCAGTGAGTGCCTTACGTTCGAATGATGGCTCCTTGGTCTTTGGATCATACGTGAGAATAACTGACTCATACGTAATCTTTTCACCTGGCGTTGTTGCAGCAGGACGTGGGGCGGCAGGGTGTGCCTTGCGGTACTCCTTGCCAGCCTCTAGGATATCGTCAAACTTAACGAACGTGCCGAAATCCTTAAGCCACATAGACGACTTGAATTCCTCTTCGTGCAGGTACAGGTACGTGTGAGTACGATCCGCCGTCTGCTCTACCGACATGAGGTAATACTTGATAAGACTCTTCTTGTATGAAGTAATATCAGAAAGGCTGTCAACCTTGCAGAAGATGTACTTATCCGACTGTGTAAGCGTATTTGCTGCATCAATAATGCTAACTTCGAACCGTGAATTTGATGCAGATTGAAGCGTGGTCTTGTACTGCTTGTTTCCTGCCTGGTCGTATGTGTAGTGACCATAGTTGGAAAGACGAAGAGCAGAATCGAGGAATGAGATACGAGAAGGAACTAGTTCACCGTTCCAAGAAATCCTCTGCCGTTGTAGGTCATCGCGGAATAGTGAATAATGCTTGCTGATGAAGGCAATAACATCGCTCTTGGTCTTCTGCTCCGCCAGAGCCGTGCTCATTGTTACAGAGAGCGAGTCCAGGACCATTCGAACTAGTTTACGCAGATATGTCTTGGAACGATCTGAGTAGCGAATACCCTCACGAGACGGCGTAAGATCAATAGCACCGATTGGAATATCGATGTATACGATAGCATTGTTGAGTTCATATCCAAGACTGACCTCGTAGTTGTTGACCTTATACGCCACTCCGCCCATGATCACAAAGAAAGCAGACTCAGTATAACGTTCGGTAGCCTTAATCTTGTAAAGGCCGTCCGGGTGCGCAAAGAACGAGTCGTCGTGCATGGACTTAGGTGCATTGCCGTCAACAAGAACAGTGCCAGTCTCCCAGGTAAGGAAAAACTCTTCCACATTCTCATTGAATCGACGATAGTCCGGAATTGGGACGGTAACCGTGACGCCATTACGCTCAGTGGTATCCGTCTCAGAAAGAATCGAAACAACACCAACACCATCCTCGCCGCGCGAGATATCAACAACTGTCCTACGACCATCCTTGATCGCAATAAGGTTGAAGGTCTGGGTGAGGGTGAGGGCTGCCTTACAGCCGAGGCCGAATGCGCCAACCTGCTTGAAGTCGTCACGCTTGGTCGAAGCGCCGAAAACGGAGTAAATGTTACGGATATCATCTGCCGACATGCCAACCCCGTGGTCGGTGACCTTGAACTGTGGGCGGAAGGCAGAAGGAAGTGAAATTTCGATAGGCTCCGTAGAATTGGCAGCCTTGTGAGAATCGAGCGCATTTGCGGAGTACTCACGCAGAACGGCAAGATTAGGGTTTGAATACAGGTTTGTGAGGACGCTCATGATGTGCGCTGCACCGTCAGCGGACACAGACATGCGTGTCTGGTCGCTTGAGTGCATTGTACCCTGAACAGAGACGTTCTCCGTAGGGGCCGTCTTGGTCTGAGTGAACTCGGGCATGAGAGCGGTCATTGCGTTTCCTTTCGTCGTTGTGTCTAGGGTACAGCCTAGCA